GCTATCGGTGCCAGTCGCGCTTGGCGTAAACGCGGCTGTGATATGGGGGCCGTACCACGCACGAGTTCGGCGGTGAAACGCGACCCATCGGTTCAAATCGGTACTCCCTGCTGCGCACAGGAGCAACTCATAGGCGTCAGTATCGGGGTTATACCGACCCCGTGCCCGATCAAACTCAGCACGATTGAAATAAGTGTCGGTGTTGAACCATGCAAAGACTTGAGCGTCAGAGATGAGCCCCGCCCCGGCATCTGACCACTCAATCACGCCCTGCTTACTCAAGAAGTACGCGATATTATCCTGCACGACAACGGATTCCTGTGACACCAGCCCCAAAGTCTCAGACAATTGAAGGCGATTGAACGTTTCTGTACTGTCGCCAGTGACAAAGTAGATGGCTTCTGATCGTCCGATCCCCAGTTGGTCCCGTCGAGGAATAAACCCCGTCACCCCAATAGCATCAATGCCGACTGGAGGCACAATCAATTCATTAGTATTGGGCCACGCATAGAACGCCCGGTCTTCACTCCACCGCACGTTGTCTATCGCATTCTTCGGCACCCCCCAGAGGCGGTCTTTCCAGGAACAGATTTTCGACAATCCCGGAGGGGCGCCATTCGAGGTAGCGGTCGCCGGCAACAACGATAATTGCGCGTCTGTTCCCGCACGATCAAACGTCGTAGACGTATTCCCATCCATATCAAACCACGGATACAGAAGAGTTCCCCCAGAGAGTGTGCGGTAAATACCCCGCGCATTCACCGCAGAATTCTCTGACACCGGCACGCCCGATCCTTTCAAGGAGTCGTCGCTGAGTGTCACAGCAGTGGCGAGGTCGGTAACGGCAGATTCGGCAATGAGCGCCCCGGTGGCTGGGTCTTTAATTTTGAATGAGACTGCGACTCGATACGCCCCGGTTAAGCCGGTTGATGCTCCTATAGCTAGAGTCGGGGGAGTCGTTGGCGGATTCAAGGCCAACGGATACGCGGTCCCGTCATCCAGAATATAAAAATCCGAGGACGCCCCATTGACCACGACAATCACCGCGGATAATTCACGTCCGAATAGGGCAATTCGACAGGGTGTTGAGACGCCTAGCAAGGTGACGCCGGTCGGCAAGGTAACGGCGGTAATGACTCCAGTCCGGGAGACTTTATAGAGCGATGTTCCCGCTTGGACAACATACGAAGCCATTACGTATACACCACGGTAATCCCGCCGTTGAAATCATCCGCCGGGGCATCAACCGTTGTCCACAGCCCGCTTGCGGTCGCAGGCGGTCCCACGGTTCGCTTCAGCAGTTGATTGGCCGTCACCGCTCCGCCCGTTTCTCCAAGGACCGCGTACAGACTCCCTTGAAAGGTTATCATCTGACAGGATTGATATGTTGCGGCGCCGAGGTCCACATCAAGGACCCATGCTCCGGCGTTATAATTGGGGCTGTAAGCGTAAATAAGCGTATTAACGGCTCCCGCACCCGCCCACCCTGCATAGAGTGTGTCATTATAGACATGCAAAGATGTAAAGGCGTTATTCGCCGCAGTTCCTGGGGCGGTTAAGACCGTCGTCCATGTCGCGGGTTCTGTAAGTTTCTCGACAATCGCGGCTGCAGCGTTCGTCGCGAGATACGCGACATACAATTCCCCCCGATAGACGGCCATCGCCGTGACAGTCCGAGACGCCGGAGCACTATGAATAGCCTGGACTCCGCCTGCGGCCATCGGAAATCCGGTGGACTCCACCACGGTTTGATTGCCCGTTGAATTGGAATATGTCCCGTAATTGAGAGCCCCGTCGTAAAAAGCTAATGCCGAAGGTACGCCTTTTTGGCCCGTCCGGGGGAAAGATAACCCCAGTTGCGTCCACGCCCCATTCACGACATCCAATTTTAGAATCCGACCAACAAGGTAGGGCTCTATCTGGTCAGAATCAGCCACGACGAGGTAAAGGTCTGTGCCGTCTGTCGTCATGTCCATTACACGCCACGGGCCTTGAGCAGCCGCCGTAGCCGTCGGCACTGACCCACTCCCGGCAAGACCAGTATCATTAGAAAAGGCGGTAAACTGTGACGACAAAAGGTTTGAGAGGATTTTGCCCTGAGTCGCGCCCCCCGCAGTCCGATAAATGTCGTAGAGTACGCCAACTTGTGCGGAAGTTGTCGGCCCCACGAACGCCAACTCGTTAAAATTCGATCCACTTAAGACGGCGTTCCCATTCGTCATCGTAGCGGTATTCGACACATAAATATCTGTCCCGCGTTTTGCCACAATGACGTAACTGTAGGTGGTCGCGCCAGAAACTCCAACGGGCTGAGCGAATGCTGTCCCCACCGATCCGCTGGTCAGAACGTTTCCGTTTGCGGGGATCGTTGCGATTAGACGGTCCGTGGCCCCGTCCCAACTTCGGATAGCGGGGGGGCTCGCAGTATCAACGAAATACATCTTCCGCCCAATCGTGATTTGTTTGGTCCAGGCGCTATAGGAGAGAAAGGACCCGGAAGAGGCGAATTGCGGGATAACTGGACTGGTCGTATTGGCCCAAGTGGCCCCGTCATTGGATCGGCGGTACCTCCCAGTCGTGTGCGTCCCGGCATAGAGATAGGCTGTGGTATCCGACTGAAGCGTGTAGGGAACATCAAGAATCGTGCAGACTTCCGCTCCGCTATTGAGTGCCGTGCTGTTAATCTTCGACATCCCCGGCCGCTGGTCCAGCGACCCCTGTCCGGCCTCAAAGGAGTATTCCGCGTTTTGTGCCTGAGTCAGTTCAGACGGGTCCTGGTGGAGCGGATCACTCCCCGTATTAACTCCCCGTGCGCCAAGATCCGAAAGGTTTACAATACCCATGCTTACCCGCCGAGAAACGCTTCGTAGGAGGCGCCAGTCGCACTGGCGGTCAAGGAGAGGGCGGTAAAACCAGCCGAGGCGCCCGACGCCGCTTGCCAATTCACAAAGATGCCCCCCGGATACAGCACCCCTAACGTCGCGGAGGCGCCTGCCTGCGGCGTCCCGATGATCGTAATGGTAGCCGACGAATGGGTGTTCACGATATAGCACTGCAACACTGCCGTGATAGGCAGTGTGAGCGCGGTCGCGCCTGTCGTCGTGAGCGTTCCTCGCAAGAACGTCCCGACCGTCCCGGTGTATTCAAAGGACCCGACGGTTCGGTTGATGAGGTTCATGGCGGCGGCGTCCTTCTGTGCGAGAGCAAAGGAGATGTTGTTTTGAGAGACAGCCATACAGTTCTACCTTTTAGTTCGTCGCGAAATACGTGCCGGACAGGACCAACGTCGTGACCGTCATCTGCGCATTGGTGGAGTTCGTGCCAGTGACCGCCACTGGAAAGATGATGGTGGTTGTACTAGCCTGTTGATACGCATGCTGAGCTGCCTGTCCTCCGCTCTGATACCCAATCGTCACTGCGGCATTAGAGTTCGCGCTAGTAAACGGAAGTCCCCCGATCTTTGCGGGCGTGCCGTCAGCCGTGGAGGGGTAGGTAAACTGACAAATAAACGAGACCTGCTTACCGACCTTGATGTAGGAGCCAGACACCGAAGTTAGAGTCAGTCCCGCGCCACTGCTATCGATGGGCGTCCAGGTCCCCTCTTCATAGTCGTCAAGGGTGTTCGCGCCTGCACTTGCGTTCTGCGTGGCGGGGAAGATGACCTGCCCCGATGTCGGGGTGAGCGTGCCGGTCAGGACCACATTCCCGCTGGCGTCGACGCTAAATTTGGACGCCCCCGCAAGCTTGGCGTTGATGAACTTCCCTGAAAAGGTGCCGCTGTTCCCGAAGTCAAAGTCGATGCCCGTCCCGCCCCACGTCGTGGTGCTGTGCCATAGGTTGAAATAGTTCCCGGCGGTGCGTTGGGCGCTGAAGATACGCATGCTGGGGTTGCCGTATGTGGCCCCTGTGGCGCCGGTGTCCACGATATCAAGGCCCAAGTTGTCTGTCGCCCGACTGATGAGGAGCGCTCGCCCCCCGTCTGTCGACGTGGAGATGTTCGCTTCGAGGCCGTATCCGAGGGCCGAGGTGCCCCGATAGCCGGTATAGATGCCGCCGCCCGGTCCGCTTTGCAACACGACGATGCCGGACTGCCCCCCAGGGAGCACGGTGGCCCCCGCTTCGATAGAAATGCCCGCATACGTCTGCAACACGACCTGCCCCGGATCGCCCCCTATCGCCTCGGAAATGTTGACGTAGAGCTGAACGGGACACCCAAGCACGACATAGATCTCCCCGGGCGCACAGCTATTGCCCTTCACGTTGACGTTCCGCAGACGCACGTAGCTGTTTGCATAGAGAAACCCGCCTGCTCCAGCAGTGCCCGCAGCATCACAGGTTGCGACGGCCACACAGTAGGCGTGAAGTTGAGAGGTGAGGGTGTCGCCGCCGAGCACGTCGAGATTGGTAGGGAGAACAAACCCCCCATTGGTCGTATACGCCACCTTGCAACTTGGCGGGAGATAGAGTTTCAACAGGCCCGCGGTGATGGCCGTGTTCCACGCCGTTAGGGAGTTCGTGGACCCGTCACAGAGGGCGCCAAATTTGCGGAGGTCGATATAGTCCTCCGTCCCGCCCCCGAAGTAGCCATCGGAGCGCAGCACCAGCGTTCGGGTGGAGTCGGCGGAACCAACAACTCGCGCATTGGTGGGTTTAATAGAGGTGAGCGCCCCCGACGTGCCCACGTAATACAACGTCTTGACTGTGAGGGTCACGGAGTAGGTCGCGATCCCTCCTAGACGAATACCGCCGGTCGTGTTGATGGTGATAGAGGCGGGTGTCCAGCCCACCAAGGACGCGAGGGAGCTACTGTAGGTGTTGGCTTTATCCGCCAGATACCACTTGCCCGCCGTCTTCCCCCCGGACCCGTCAGACAGGTAGACGATTTTACTCGCCGCCAAGGTCTCGCCTGCGGTGCCCGTCACCAATGATTGGCCCTGAGCCGGAACCATTCCGACCAGCACAAACGCGATTGCCAGCAACCACTCCCTATAACGCTTCATAGACCCCCGCAATCCTTACGCTGTTCCCCGATGCGAACTCAAATGGCATATCGAACGTGACTCCCCCGGGCGCCCCATCAGCAAAGACGGCCACGGTTGAACCCCCAGGGACGGGCTGGGCGGTCGCCATGTATGTCTCATCCTCGCGTGTTAACCCAGCCGAGAACACATACGCGCTGTCCGTTGCCGGAGCGGCGGGAAGGCTAAAACGCCACGCCCCCGTTCCGCCCGTGGTCGTCGTGCCCCACGTTAATTTAACCCAGAAAAAACGGGTTGAATCTCGATTTACTGATTTGCCTACCAGAGTCCCGTTACCGAGGACTGGAGCGGTATCTACCGCGGTCCAAAGTGGTGTATAGGCAGTCCATATCCCCGCAGTGCTAGAAACGGCTGCGTCGGCTTCGTCAGCTTGTGAAAACGAAACGAGCAGATGGTGGCGGGACTCCACGCACTAGACCCCCTCAAACATCGCTTCAACGTATTCCGGCTCCTGCTCTTGCCGAGGGACAATGCGCACAAGAATACTTTGCTTTTCTGTCGCATAAATAGACAACCAGCCCGCATCAGGAGTGCGAGTTTCTGACTCTTTGGCCATGGCATAGGCGAGAGTCCACGCCTTGAGGGCATGGTCGGCGTCTCCTGGTATGGGGTTAAACTCCCCAATTTCCAATACCCCGTTATACGCGAGTCGAAGGTCTAGATTGGTAGAGAGTGTGGGAGCGATTCGGATTATGGGGGGCTCCACCGGAGCACCAATGCCTGAGACCGCGTAGTAAATGACCCCTGGAGAAGATTGGTCTCCCGCTGCGCGTGCCGCGGCAAATTCCGGACTGTTGTATTTGCGGGGGACAAAGCGAACTTGCAGACCGCCGTCCGAAGGAGACTCCCGCGCTTCGAGTAACTGCACCCGAAAACACCCGACAGGAACGCCTTGTAACTCCGCGTCTCCGGCCACTGCCCGAACATGCGTCTCATCGACAAGGAGGTAATGTTCTCCGTGACTATCGAGGATTGTGCCCCACAGGTCCCGAATCCCGTGGTGCATGATGGCGAGAAGTTCATCCGCACTCCAGAACGAGGCGGTGGTTTCTATCAGCGCATCGCGAACTTCGGCCACGATATCCGTAAGAGGGGTCGCCATTAGTTGGTCGTAGCAATTGCGAGCGGGCCAGTCGAGGACGTGCCGTAGGCTTCAATGACAAGGTTTGAGCCAGGACCTGTGGCGCTCGCTCGCACCATAAACAGCCCAGCCCCCGCCGCCAGCTTATAGCCTTTAGGGCCGAAGTCGAGAAAATACGACTGTTCGCCCACAGTGAGCGGGCCGGACACTGTTTGATACAAAATGCCGACAATAGCGCCGGTCGCATCCAGTTCTCGAAAAGTGATACTTGTCGCGGCGGCAATCGTCGTCTGTGATGCGCGAATCTGCTGCACGTGTACGTGTGACAGAGAGTTCCGCGCAGACACCACCCCGGTCGAGCCGGTCGCGCCTGACGCAAGAGCTACCTGAGTGGTCAGGTCTTGCCCCGCCGCCGTGCGAAAAAACAGATAGTCACTTGCTGACATAACGAACCTCTAAGTGGGCGAGAACACGGGGTTACACGCCGGGTCCCGTGACGCCTTGTGCGGGCTGAGTCCCCCCCGCGATGAGCGTTTCCTCTTGGGTGATGAGCTGCGTCACCATCTGCATCGCACCGTGGAGTGCCTGCTGATCGTTTTGCATCTTGAGTTGCTGTTGCTGCAATTGGGTCAACGCGCTCTTGAGATAGTCGAGTGTCATGAGTTGATGCCCTCCAGAGCATCATATCCGTGTGATTGATGCCCCAAAGAGCATCATCAACTCTCGCTTACGTGCCGACCGCCGTCCAGTAGTAAGATGCGGCTGAACCAGAGGCAATGACCGTCGCGCCGGATGCGCCGATGGTCGAGACGTAGTAGGCCGTGATGGTGACTGCGCCCGTAGTGATGCTCGTAATGGTCGGAAGCTGTGCGTTTGCCGCACCCGTTCCGGTGGCGCCTACAATGTTCCACGAAAAACCCAAGACCGACGCAAGGCCGGTGGCCACGACCGACGCCCCACTCACCAGGGCGCCCGATCCGCCAGCAACTTTTGCCGCCGATCCGATGCCTGCAAGCGCCACGACTTCCGTAGACCCGGTACCCGCGGGGATGAACTTGAGCAGATTGTCGTCACTGTCGATATAGATGGGAGCATTCGCGGCAGAGACGGTGCCCTTCACCGTCGCCCCGCGATAGAGTCCTCGAACTGGCATGAGAGTATCCTTTCACACACTAGAATCTGTCCGAAGAACGATGTGTCCCTCGGACAGTCTAGGCTTCGTGTTAGACGCTGTAGATCACGAACCCGTCCTGGGCCGTTGTGGCTCCAGTCGAGCTAGTCGTGCCGACGTTGGTCGTGGTCGAATGGACACAAATACCATTCGCTAACAACAGACCCTCGGGGTCCATGTAGAACTTTTCGTCGCTGGCGCCAGTGAAGTTCATTGAGAGCACACGCGCACCCGTGATATCACCTGTCGCGTCGTCCGCGATATGGAACCACGCGGAAGTCGCCACAGAGCCCTTCTTCGCATAAACCGCGTAGATGGTCGGGGTGCCCGTGCCAAGCAACGTGCCAGTTGCCGCCACAATACCGTCCGCCTGCGTGAAGAACGCCACGTTCAACGACGGGTTCAACTTCTGGTTCGCGATATAAATCTTGAGCGCACGAAACGCTTCCTGCGCTGCGGGACCCGCGCCAAGGAGGGCCTTCCCGACTTTCTGCCACGCTGTATTCGGTGAAACGACCGCACTAAGAGCTGCCATGATGTTATCCTCGCCCGTCGATAGTCATGAGAGGCATTATGCCCCTACACCCGATCCTACGGTGCTACTAGAGGAGCTAATTTCTACCCGCTGCTCCGGTTGCGGTGTCAGACCCTTGAGGCCAGCAACACGCTGACCCGTTCGGGCTTGATAGGACCTCCAGGCGGCGCCAGAACGATTGTAAAGATCGTCCCGAATTTCCGCCTTTAGCTGTGCTTTCTCCGCCTCTTCCTGCTGCTCCAACAGGTCCGCTGCTTTGTCGCCGCCGCCATGCGTCCAGAGGTCCCGTGCCCTCAGACTCTTGATGAGCGGGTCTGGGTTCCAACTCGCCCCCATCTGGAACATCAGGCAGACCGGCACGACATCGTGTTCGAGGCACATCTTGGTGTCCTCGGGAGTGTCTGGCGTAGGCGGGGCATACTTGAGACCCGCGGTCAACTGCCGTCTCCGCGCCACCACGTAGGTATAGGCGCGTTGGCGGGACGGGAGGAGCACCAGCATTGCGTCCTGGTCGTAGATCGCCGCCAGGAAGTGCGCGGGCGGGATAGGCATCCGCGGGTTGTCATTAATATAGCCGCGCCCAACCCACGGATTCACTAGCTCGCCCATTACTTCTCCCCAGCAAACGCCGCATTCCCCCGCGGGTTATCAGCAACCTCTGCCCGACTATTTGCCGAGACCTTTCGGCCCTTCCCCATCACGACCAATCTCGCCTTGGGGTCGCCGCCATACTTCTCGGCAAACGCAACCTGCTCGTTGAAGCGGCTGGGGGCGCTCAGATGCGCCTGCCACTCCTCGGGCGTAAGTGGCGTGCAGTCGTCCTCGCCCTCCACGGCCAAGAGATACTGTCCGCCGCTCATGTGCGGGTTGGTGTGGTCTACCGAACCCATGACGGGGTTCTGGTTCTTGCCATTCGGGACACAAATGTTCGGGATGAACGTGCGCCCCGGTTTGATCCGAAGGGCCTGACCGTCAAACGTGACACTGATGTCAATCGGTGCGCGATTGACGACGGCAACCATCTCCTGAAAAATTCCCATGTAGTTATGCTCCCTCTCAAGAAGTGCACGAGGCGAGCGGAATGCCCGCCCCGTGGCTAACTATTACAGGTCGCGAACGATGACGAGCGTCTGACCAGTGACAAGATCCCAACGGCCGTTGAGCCCGGGGTTCTTGCAGAAGTTCTGCAAACGCCGGAAGTAGGTCGCCTCATACGCGTGAACCGCAGAAGCGCCCGTGCCCTGCCGAACCCACATTGAGCCGTCCTTGTCCATGAACTTGCCCGGTTCCGCCATGTAGCGCTTGAACCCGGATTTCTTGGTGTCGAGGAAGTAGACCTGTTGGAGACCAATGCTGCGAAGCGCCTTGATCTTTACGTCGTCTACCGTGATGTCGCCCTGAGTGAACGCCTTCGTCATGACGTTGGGATTCGAGAGGTCCGAGCTGGTATATCTCCGGTCGGCGTCCTGAATCTTCAGCCACTCGCGCCGAGTGCTGGTGTGCATGCAGATGGCGTCGATGATTCCACCCAGCTTGTTGAACACTACGTCAGACATTCTCTGCGACGCGTCCACCGACATCGCACCCAAGGAGGCTACGATGTAGCTCTTGAGGGACTCGACGTTGCTGCGGAGGATGCCGAAGTAGTTGTCTCTGCCGGTGTTGTCGTCCACCAACGCGGGAAGGCCCCACGCGGCGGCTTCGTAGGAAGTATCAAGGACATCCGTGACCGAGGCGTTCGCCGCCTGAACCACGTAGTCGTTATCCACCCAGCCGGTGAAGGTTCCGGCAGTCGTGGTGGCGGTGGCGCCGGTTGCGCTCACCGTGGCGATCTGCTTGATGGAGGTGCGAATCTGTCCGGTTGACGGATTCACCGCCGCCACAAACATACCAACATCCAGGAAGCGGTTGCCGAAGTTATCGCCCGCGATGTTGCCAGGAGCGTCGAGGTTGAGCAGCACGCCTGACGGGCCAGTCGCCTCATCAATGAGGGCCAGCACGCCGCGTCCGTCCATCCCGATGGAGTGGTTTTCACGCCGAGCGAGGTCATCAATCAACCGGGTCTTTTCGTCGGTCATGCCGTTACGGAAAGAAGCCTCGGACGACACGAGGTCGTCCATCGCCTCTTCCGACATGGAGATACGCCCCATGATTTTCTTCATGCCGATCCGGCCCTTCGAGTGGGTCTGGTTTCCGGCAACGGGATAGGCACCCAGCTCATTCGCCCAGAACGGCGAGGTGTTACGCCCGTGGTGATGGCTCCATACGTGGCCTGCGCCACCGTTCCAATCCGCCTCTTCGATGCTGAAGAATTCCTTCAGGTCGAAGCTGTTGTTCACGCCCTCACTAATGGACTGTTCGTAGACATCTTTCTCAAGTCCACTGAGGGAAACTGTATCTGCGCCCATGAAAGTCTCTTTTCTTTAACGCCCGTAGCCTTGGTTCCGTTCTCGCCGTCCTGCAACGAGAAAGTCTTCCACGGCCTTGGGGTCATTCACGTCAATCTTTGGTGCGGCAGTGCCAACGGTGCTTCGGTCCTTGCCGCTCGGCACGCGCCTGAATTGACTGACCTGCTGTTGTGTGGCTTTCCTCTTGGCTGGTTCAAACCAGTCCTCAAGGAACTCTTTGGCGAACTCTTCGGCCAGCTTCAGGTCCCCCTGCTCGTGACGAGCGAGGAATTCCGGGCTAGCCTCGGCCGCTTGGACGTAGGCGGCTCGTATCCTGCTAATCTGGCGTGGGGTCAGTTCCCCGCCCAGTTCTTTGGCAATGTGGCCCTCAACCGCCGTGGACATGAGACGCGCTTTGTCTCTCCACATCGCCTGAGTGGCCTGTTCCATCTGCGATTTGCTGTCTCGCAGTTCCCGTAACGCGGTGATGTCGTCAGCCGTGAGGTCGCCGAGGTGCGGATACAACTGGGCAAAGCGTGCCTTGATCTGCTCCGCTTCCTGGGCTTCAGCAGACGGGGTATTGACGCCCACGAGCGCCTGAATACGTTTCCGCTCCTGTTCGAGTTCGGTCTGCGTGCTCCCGAACTTCTTCTCAAAGTCCTGACGAGCCTTGCGTTCAGCCTGAAGGTCCCGCAACATCCCCTGCCGCTCGGTTTCCCACTTTGACGCGTCCGGGTGTGGGGTCCCGGTAGCACCGGGGGTAGGGGTTGGTGTGGTGACAGTCTGACTGGTTCCACTGGCACCGGAATTGCTAGTGCCTGCGTCTACAACGGGTTCGACTCCCTCGTTTGCCATGATAACTCCTTGTTGATGACCCAGCTAGGAGGGCTGGGGCATGGCATGAATCTTGATTAACTCTGTCTGGTTGTCATTATAGCATACGGCACGCAGTTTGCAGCACTACTCCGTATGGGTTTGTGTGCGTTAAGTCGAATGCGCCCGTCGTCGCACCGCCACACCCGACGTGACAGTAAAGGTCGGCGCGGCCACTAACGCCGCTCCGAGGGTTAGCGCTGTCGAGGGAATCGTTGCGGTAATCGTTTCAGTAGCGGTAATGTTGTACGTCGCGAAGGCGTCTAACGTAATCGTCACAACCGCATCAGACGTGCGGACCACCCCCGCAACGCCTTGGAGCGCCTGAACAACGTTATTCCACCCTAACAGCTCACTCTGGGCGGAATCCAGCCCATTAATGATGTTCTGCCGCTGGGCATCGAACGTTCCGCCCGCCGTGACCCAACTATCCCCCGCAAGCGTGAGAATAATTGTGCGTCCGCCCGCCACAACATGCGCTTCAGTTGTGGCTGACGTGATCGTGCCGGACAGTACCGCACTCGCCGTCCCGAGTTTGAACCCCCCAAATTGCGGGGGAAACGGTTGGGCTCGCCCTAAACGAGCCACGGATTAGGTCTCAACAACTACATAGCAGTAGGCGTTGACGGCTGCCGCCGCCGTGACGCGAATACGGAGCGCCGCGCCCGCATCGACCACGGGTTCACGCCCAAGCGGAAACTGCTTGATGTACTGTGTCGTGGGAGGCACGAACTGTACGTCAAACACCCGCGAGCCAGTGATGGTCCCCTCAGCCGTAGCCGTATACATGGACAACGAAGTCCCCACTTGGAAATACGTAGTACTGACCGGCGTACCTCCGGGGGCCGAGATTTCGACTAACCCCGCCGCCACATGAGCCGTGCCGGTGGCGAACACCGTCCCCGTCTCCAGCAGTTCACACCGAATGGGCAACGCCGCGCCGGTCCCATCAAAACTAATGCCCCACTCCACGATTCTGTAGAGCACGTTCGAGACGCCCCCGACCTGGAGCATGGTTTTAATGGCCGTGCCAGTGGTTACGGGCACTTGTGCAGCGGTCGTCGGAGAGGCGCCGTTCGCAATGAGATACTGAGGCATGACAGACTCCTAAAAGTTAGCGGCACGACGCACCGCATGTAACACAACGTAGGGGGCTCGTGCGAGAAAGGCCCCCGCGCCGCCGCGATCACTCACGGCGCGCACCTTGAACCAATCCGTGGATGTGGCAGCCGCATTCGTTTGCACAACGCCCCCACGCTGAGCATCGCTATCGAGGATGCGCGCTGCGTTCGTGTCCCCGCCCGCCAGTGTCGCATCGGGTGTCCCGTCCACCCCAATCCAGCCGGGATCGGCGGGCTTCGTCCCTGTGTGATTCAGTCGCCAGACACTTAAATCGACTTGCGCGCCGTTCGTTTGCGTTGCAAGGCGAACGCTGCACCAGACCGAATCCGTAAAAGTCAGCGCGTCACTGCCTCCCAGATCGGTATTGGCTCCAGCGACACGCCGGATGTAGTACACCGTGCCCGTGCCCGAGGTTTCAACTTCGAGGGCGTAATGGGTATCCGCGCTTGGCCGATTGCGAGCGGACGGCCCTGGATAGCCCGCCCCTGCGTCGGACGGTAAGAGGATCGTGCCTTGGGTCTCCATGTCCAGCGACCCCACATCACTATCCCGTCGCGCTATGAAGGCGCCACCCGTGCCAGGACAATCAATCTCGAAATTCGTCCCGTCATACGTCCAGAGGTTCGCGGTGACGTTGCTGAAGCGCCCCCCCGTAAAGGGGTCCGTCGCAAAATCATCGAGAAATTCGGTGTTATGTGGCGCCTCAACGACGCCCTCTTTCCCAGTGGCCTCACGGTGCGCCAAATAGGTCGAGAGGCGAGCGAGCATATCCCCCCCTGTCAGCGTGCCACTCGTGAGCACATCTGACAGATCGAGCGCGCCGACTGTTTGCAACACCCCCGCTTGATTCAAATAGGTATACCCAGCAGAAAAGGCTGCGAGAAGTCCATCCCGAATACGCTGCCGCCGTGCCGCAGACAGATCCGCCAGCCGCTCGACCAGCATCGGGAGCAGGACGATATCAGTGGACTCCAGCGCCGTCACGGCGCTGCGCGGGCCAGTAAAGTCAATCTCAGCGACCATCCACTCATGGAGCGTGAGCCGTCCGGCTTGTGGACCGTCCAGCAGCCGGATCGTATAGCCCGTCAAGGGGCGGGTCGTGAGAAGGACCGAGGACCTACTCGCTTGGCGGGTCGCCACACGCGTTAGGGCGAGATAGCGGGCCATCGTTGTCAGCGCCCGATCCCGAACTGTTTAGTGACTACCATCAGTCCTCTAGAAAAAAAGCGAGACGTGAAATTCCGTGACGGTGCCCGTCTGGGCGGTAATTTCTAACCACACCGCATCCCCTGAGGCGGGCGTCGCGTTGTCGAATGCCGTGACCGTTGCGACCGTTGTCGTAGCGGTCGTGACCGTGCCGGTCGTCAGCACCAACGTCCCCGCCCCGCTCGGGTCAGACCCATAGTGTATTCTCCACGTAATGGACGGCGTAGCCGCCCCTTTGAGGAACGAATCCATCCGATTCAGCGTCAGGGCCTCTCGGGTCGTAAAGATATGAAACAGGTCGTTCGCGACTGGCGTTTCAAGGGTAAACGATTTGGAACGGAGGCCGTTTGCCCCTGTTGGACCTGTTGGACCTGTTGCGCCAGTCCCACCAGTGGGTCCGGTCGGACCGGTCGGCCCTGACGCACCCGTTGGCCCGGTAGGTCCTGTAGGTCCCGTTGGCCCCGTGGGTCCTGTCGCCCCTAAATGCCCCGCTCGACTAAACGAGACGACGCAGGCTTCGGTGTCCGAGGGCAACGCTCCCGCAATAAACGTCACGCCAAGTCTGGTATAGCCCGCCGCATCTGTCAGCGAATTGACCTGCCACAAATTCGCCGTCGCATCCGCATTCGTGTTGCTCTTGATTTCTAGAAAGCCCTTAATAACGTTTGTGCTGTCGTCAAACGTGGCAATATAGGCCGTGACATCTGTGGATTCGACCGTCGTATCGTCAATGTAGATTTCTGTGACCGAGGCAATCGTCGCGTTGTTGTAGCGGAAGACCCCCGCGCCGGGGTCGCTATCGGTCGTGGTCGTGCTGAAATTATAGCGGAGCCCGCCCTTGTCGCCCTGAGCGCCAGTCCCGCCTGTTGGCCCGGTCGGTCCGGTGGCGCCCGTTCCCCCAGTAGGTCCTGTAGGACCTGTTGGGCCTGTCGGACCCGTCGGTCCAGTCACGCTCGCGCCCGTGGGGCCGGTGGGACCCGTTGGTCCGGTAGGCCCTGTGGGACCCGTCGTCCCAACATTTCCAGCCGGGATAAATTCCACCACGCACGCTTCCGTATTCGACGGCAGCGCCCCTACGACAAACGTGACCCCGAGTCTAGTATATCCGGCCGCATCGGTGAGCGAATCAATCTGCCAAATGTTGACCGTCGCATCAGCGACGACGTTACTCTTGGCAATGAGATACCCCTTCACCGCGTTCGTACTATTGTCGAACGTCGCAATGTAGGCCGAGACATCCGTCCCCTCACTCGTGAGGTCGTCTATATAGATTTCTGTGACCGATGCGATGGTGACGTTGTTATAACGAAAGACGCCCTGTCCGGGGTCCGCGTCGGTGGTCGTGGTGCTAAAATCGAAGCGGAGTCCGCCTTTATCCCCGCCTCCGGACGCGCCAGTAGGTCCGGTCGGGCCGGTAGGTCCCGTCACGCCCTCCCCGCCCGCAAGACTTGACCACGTGACCGGCCCAGTACTTGTACAAATCTTGAACAGGTCAAGCGCGGTATCGTTCCAGGTCCACCCCTCATCGACGGGGGCGGTTGTGGGCGTCGTGGCGCCGATAATGTGGTGGCCAGCGATATTCATGTTAAGGCCGAGGCGTGGTCGTGATTACCAAATCGGTCCGAGCTGGAACGACAACCTCTTGCACGGACGCGGGAGTCGTCACGGTCGTCACAGACGCAGGAACCGCGACATACTGTTTCCACCAGGGCCACCGAGACCGCGCCAGGACCGCTTCTGTTTTCGTTTCGGTAATGACTGCTTCAGTTCTAGTTTCTCTGGTCGTGGCTTCGGTTGTGACTGCCGCAACAGACACCTCAAAATCCCCTGCACAGACCGCACAATGAATCGTCGCGAATGATCCAGCCCGCACTAAAAACCCACACCGTTCCGCCGTATAGGACGTGCGACACGTCGGGCATACCACCTGATATGTGATTGACATACTTAGGGCTCCGTCGCTAAAACTTGAATCGCGCCCGTTTTGAAGCGGACGCAATATTGCTGTTTCCCGTTTTCGTCCAGGCGCATATAGGTCTGGGGGCTCCCCAAGGCTACGGGGTCCGCCGTAGACACTGACGTGACCCAGACCACATCTCCCGCTGCAAGACTAGCCATCAGGTCTGCGAATCGTGCATCGGACAGGACAAGCGCGGGATGGCTGTCCCGACCCGTGACCGCATCTCTGACAAGGCCGTCAAAACTTGTAGGCATGACTTATCCCGCTTGTGGCTGGCCAGGACCACCCGGCTCATTACCCTGAGTCGATTCTCGATTAGAATTACCCATCGACATTGCGCCCCCGCCCGGTTTTTGCGGCTGAGGACCCGCCATCGCGGCCAACCGCTCCTGGATCTTCATATCCATCTCAGCAATACATGCCGAGAGGAGCTGTTCGGCGGTCACGCCCACCTTGGGGTCCTTCAATAGCTCACGGATACGGTCACTATTGGCCCACTTGACGAACTCCTGCCGATGGATGATGGGATCATACCACGGCAACCACTTCAGGGGCGTATGAGCAAGCGGGGACGGCGCGGGAGCGAGCGGTTGCATCGCGGGGAGCGGGTGGTCGGGTGGCGTAGCCTGCGCTTGCTCAGTTTGTTGAGTAATTTGCGCCTCAGCCTCGACCTGATACTGCTGGAACTCCTGCTGGCTCTGCATCAACGCTTGCTGCACCGCCATCGGGTCCTGAATCCACTCCTCGAACGCTTGCTGCTTCTGTAACGCGGCTTGGACGTGCGTATCGAGAGCCGGCACCATTCTTGCAAGGCCGAATAGCTTCAAACCCTCGTATTTCTCGTCCGGGTCCTGCATATTCAGCATGCCGAGGGCGTTTGCGTGCTCCACAGCGGCCCGCATACCGAGATTTGTCTTCGGGGTCGTGCTCCCGTCCTCAATAACGACGGTAAAGGAGCCTTGGAGCTGTGCCCGCTTGAAATTCTCGAACGTATAGCCGCGGTTAGCGCCCAAAACCGCCTTCGTGCGCTCCTCAGGGCCGAATTCCCGCTCCAGTTCGAGCATAAAGCCCACCACAGCCTCGAACGCGCCGCCACGGGCCTTAAATACTGGGGAAAAACGGCTCTGACTGCGCTCAACCAAGAGCTGCATGGCGGAGAATGCCTCGACCCCTGCCGGTTTGGCCCCCTTCATGATATCGAAAGTGCCCGTTAATTCCTCAATGTCTTTGAGGTATTGTTCACGTAACGCCGCGAAGGACGGGTCTATCTTGGAGCCCTCGAATCGCTCGGGTTTGGCGTTGCCGCCCACCGTGAGGGGGTCCCAGTAGACCACTAGGCCCGGAACTCCGGTCATCCGCTCGACATTGCTCCCCTTGGGAATCATCCAGCCGGGGTTGGAGGTCCTCGTCATGCACAGTTCGACGTGGCTGTCCAGCCGGTTGATAGCGTCCTGCTTATGAATGATAGAGTCGATGGCGCTAGATGCCCAGACCCGCCCGCCTACGTGGTCGTAGCCGGCATGTGCGAAGGTAAAGAGGGGGTTGCCGTCAGCATCGCGGTAAGGCAGCGGGCCGGGGAGCGCTTCCGTCTCCTCTAGATGCAGCACGACAGGGTTCTTATCGCCCACCACCCGGAATACCAGCCCCTCGGGGTATTTCTCGGTCGGCTTGAGGTGCACCTCATACTCGGGAACGCCATCCTCCTGCGATTCGGCGGACAGCGCATCGTAGTAGCCCGTCGAGACGCCAAGGTCGTTGTGGTTAGCCAGGGACTTGAAGAGACTCAGCGAGGGATTATCCGGGGACTTCTGCCACGAAATCGTGTGGACGATATCCTTCAGCACCGGATGGCTCTCGAAATACTTCTTGGTGCGCCACCGCAGGCGGGTCAGGCCGCGGATATCTGAAAATCTCGCTACGTTCGGAAACGCCACCTCCAGCGGGCTCAACGCTAAAGTAATGGGCGCTCCCTTAACCTGCGTCGTCTGGATGGGCTCGCCCGTAACCGGATCTGTAGCCTGCTGAAACTCCGTGCCGCCACAATCAGGACACACAGCTTGAGCGCCCACCAACTCCGTCGAGGGAGTGACGGTGCCGCACTGGAGACATTCCTCGGCGGTAATGACGGTGACGCCGTACTTGATGTCATAGTCCACACAACTGTAGAGGAAGGCGTTGCCGCACGCCGTGAGCCAGAAGTCGAATTCGTTAAAGGCGTGGTCGAGGTCATGCGTTTTGTAGAGCAACGGGGCCAGTTCATCAGCCGTCGCCGCCGCACTCACGTTCTTGGGGTCGGAACCGTTCGGGCGGATATTCACCCCAAGCGTAATGGAGGTAAACATCGCACGAATCGTGTTGATGACCTCTTTACACTTATTCGTCACGGGGCGCGGAATCCACTGCGCCATCCGCTTGTCTTTCCACTGCTTGCTATACCCGTCGTAGGTAATCCACTGGCGGTTCAGGATGTAGTAGAGATTGCGGAGCCATTGCCGTTCCCAGATATAGCGCCCCTCGAAGCACTCGATCTTGAAATCTTTCCACAGCTCTAACAGCTCAGCATCA